ACCTCATAGCGTACTAGAAGATGTGTCCCCTTATATGAAGAATTTGTATTCTATCGAAGAACTATTAAAGATTTAGTGCATCAATAGGAAACTGTTAAGAATGTCTGAGCGATTGGCACCATCATCACCGTCGCCAGGCATTACAATGACATTATACTTATTAGGTTCTTTGCCAACTGGCATATCCATCATTTGATCGTAGGTTAAGATTGATTCAGGCTTAACGCTATACTTTGCAGCAATGCGCTGTTTGAATGCGTCAAGGTCTTGCTTACTCTTAAACTGCATACGGCCCTTTTCATCCTTAACTAACTTAGCACCATCCTTAGCAATCAAGTCAGTGAATAGTTCACGTGGAACAACACGACTGTTCTTTGTCTTTTGAAAGTCAATCTTCTTTTCTTCACTACCCTTAGCACCCATTGAGTAATTCATTTTGAAATTACTTGGACGATCTGCTTGCGCAACACTTGCTAGTTTAGTATAAGCATAGAAGTCAACATCAGGATGACGTTGTGCTAGTGCATATGCCTTGTCTAGATATTCAGGACTAAAGAAGTCACCAGCATCATGCCAGCGAATAACTACCTTAGTACCCTTCTTACCATATGAACGTTCTGCCTTGGAGATTTCACTATCTAGTTGTGCCATGAAACCATCTGGATCATTATACAACCAGTTCAATAAACGTGACTGACCTAGTGACACACTCTTCCACTGAACATATCCACCTTTCATAGCATAGCAATATGTCTTACATGCTCCAGCACCGGGACATGTGTTAATGATGACAAACTCACCCTTGTCCTCATCTACTGCAAGACCAGTTAAAGCAGGTAGCCCGACATTGTAGAAGATACTTGAAGTACCATCGCTATGTTGCATCTTTTCATTCTGCTTTAGAATCTTTGGAGGACGAGTTGAAATTTCTTTCATTAACGCCTCAGTGTCGTACTTTTTGCCCTTCTCGTCCACAACAGGAATATTGCTCTTGTGAATGTATGGCATCTTGTACTTGTCAGTTTTTTCTTTTTCCCTGTTAACAGTGCGGTCCAAATAACCTTGAAGTTCATCACCCTTAAAAGGACGAGCAGAAACGCCACCAAGTTTGGCTTCGGCCATGTCTTCTTCTGGTTCTACTCCGTTCTTTTCCAAAAATTGATCTAGGCTCATGACTTCCATGTTGCCCGAAAGTTTATTTTCTTCCTTGACAAAATGTGAATTCTCTGTTATTATGTTTAAAATGTTTCTGATATCCATTGTAGTTCCCAGTCTTATGAGAGTATTTATCTATGAATAATGATATTAAACGAATTGGTTTTGCTTGCAAGTGGGCAGAAATCAACAAAAAGGGCGAAATCGCTAGTACTGAGGGACTCAATACGGGCGGCACAACATTGGCTTGGGCAAGACGCAACAAGCGTAATATTGTCGAAGAAAAGATTATGGATGTTGCTAAAAAGAACATTCTTAATACCCATGCTCTAATCAAGAAGGTAGCGGAACTGCCCCCTGAACTGCGTATGTTGCGTATCACTAGTGATATGCTATCCTTTTATACGCATGAAGAATATACTGACTTTTGGCAATCCACTGATGTACAAAACAGTTTAGAACGCTGGTTTGCACCGCTCGGCGAGACTGCTAGGGCTAACAATGTGCGGGTTAGTTTTCATCCCGATCAATTCGTTGTGCTTGCTAGCGACCGTGAAGAGGTAGTAAATAAGAGTATAGAGGAGTTTGAATATCATGTCGATATGGCCCGTTGGATGGGGTTCGGTAAGACCTTTCAGGACATTAAAATTAATGTCCACATCAGTGGTCGCCAAGGCCCCGAAGGTATCAAAAGAGTTATCCCAAGACTCAGCCCCGAAGCAAGAAACTCAATCACAATCGAAAACGATGAAATGTCTTGGGGTATCGATGCGAGTTTAGAACTTGTTGATACTTGCGCACTTGTTTTGGATATTCATCACCATTGGGTAATGACCGGTGAATACATCGAACCCAACGATGATCGTATCAAGCGTATCAAGGACAGTTGGCGCGGTGCAAGGCGCCCTGTCATTCACTATTCAGTAAGCCGTGAAGATTGTTTACCAACACATTGTGTCAGCACCCGCCCCGACATGACTGTTTTACTTGAAAGTGGTCACAAGAAGCAAAAACTACGTGCCCATAGTGATTACTATTGGAACAAGGCCGTCAATGATTGGGCTATGTCTCACAATGAGTGGGCCGACATGATGTGCGAGAGCAAGGCAAAAAATCTTGCAAGTTTTCAGTTATATGATACATATATAAAGAAGGTGAATAATGTTTGAAAAAATAAAGAAGTGGTTCAAACCCGAAGAACCAGTTAAAGCCCCAGTAGAAACAGAGGTTAAGAAGGCACCTAAAAAGAAACCTGAACTAACTGAAAAGGAAAAGGCGACACAGGCCGGCGAACCTTATGTTGGTATTCTAAGTGTTGATCTTGATCCCAACGATATCAACAACGGTGCTTTTGAATTAGATTGGAATGACAAGTTTGTTCTTAACCTAGTTAAGCAGGGATATAAGATTCGTGAAGACGATACCGATGCACAGATTGTGGACCGTTGGTTCCAAACTGTATGTCGCAATATTGCGCTTGAAGTTTATGAGCAAGAGCAGGCTGATCCTGCAAAGCGTGATGATGTTCGTATTATTCGTCAGCGTGATTTAGGAAATGGTAGAACTGAAGTCAGTTAATGAATAATGTAGAAATATCATTACTTCCTAAACAATATCATCCCAATAATTTCATCACTGTCAATTGCATGAATTTCGGCAATATCACTGACAGTGATGAAATTACCTATTTGGGTAATGAAATATTACGGTTGATGCATGAGAATCAAAAGAACAGTATTGTTTTTTCTGTGATTAGTGAGGGTTTGCCCTACAATCAAATATCTACAATTCAAAGGATCATTTCCTTTTTATTGACTACTAATAATCATTTCACATTACACCAATTTAGAATTGTCTCAGGCGGAACTCCATGCGCAGAAAACTTGAAACTTTATAGAAACCATTGCAAAAGATTTGGTTGGCATGAAGTGCCTATTACATTTATTAATTGGTGGGAAATTACTAGACAACGTATCATAGACTTATACGGCGAAATGTATAAACAAATTGATACTACACCTAGAGTAAAAGGTAAAAAGTTCCTTTGCTATAATCGTATGTGCAAGATGCATCGTCTGTACATTACAACAGAAACGATTAAACGAGGCTTATTAGATAAAGCATATTTTTCTAATTATTTTACGTTAGAGAAAGATGGTTCTAATTTAGGTGCCATTCATGAATTTTTACCAAATATTTGGCAAGAAGTTGTATCATTATTGCATGAACACAAAGGCTTATTCCCTATTGATTTAGGGTTGAATGCCAGTACAGACTTACATTCTATTGCAGACAAGTCGCATGCACTTGATATAAACGATTTAGAACATTATAATAATAGTTACTTTGGCATCATTACTGAAACAAAGTTTTTCAATGACAACTATGATATCAAAAATAGATTGTACGGTGAACTAAGTTTAGATTGTTATTTCTTTACAGAAAAGACCTATAAATTTATTCAGGCTAAATTCCCTTTCATACTAGCAGGTATAAATGGTTCGTTAGAAGTTCTAAGAAAAATGGGTTATAAGACATTTCATCCATATATTGACGAGACATACGACACTATCCAAAATGACGAACTAAGACTAAAAGCCATCATGGATGAGGTTGAAAGGTTGTCCAATCTATCAGACGAAGAAATGGTCAAATGGCAAGAAAACATATTGCCCATTTTAGAACACAATTATAATGTACTAGTTTCTTCCGGTGAGCAGACGTTCACTTACTTACCCAATTTAGAAAAAAGACTTGACATTAAATCAAAATAGTAGTATATTTAACGTATGAACTACGCACTTATTGACACAGCAAACACATTCTTTCGTGCCCGACATGTGGCTTCACGTAATAGTGACACATGGGAAAAGATCGGCATGGCATTGCATCTTACTCTATCATCAGTCAATCAGGCTGTACGTAGGTTTGGCATTGACCATGTTGTATTTTGTCTTGAGGGTCGCAGTTGGCGTAAAGAGTTTTACAAGCCATACAAGGCAAATCGTGCTGTTGCCAATCAGTCTCTTACTGAGGCTGAGGAAGAAGAGAACAAGATGTTTTGGGAAACGTATGAAATGTTCACTACATTTTTACGTGAGAAAACTAATGTAAGTGTCTTAAGGCATGAGAATGCTGAGGCAGATGATATCATCGCACGTTTTATTCATTTGCATCCCGACGATACCCATTACATAATTTCAAGTGATACGGATTTTGTGCAGTTGATTAATGAAAATGTACATCAGTACAATGGTGTCGCTAATCAACTAATCAAACTTGACGGATACTATGATGAGAAGGGTCGGTTAGTTGTTGACAAGAAAACTAAAGAACCTAAAACATTAGGTGAACCTGCGTTTCTACTATTTGAAAAGTGTATGCGCGGTGACGCAACAGATAATGTGTTTAGTGCATATCCAGGTGTTCGTACTAAAGGCTCTAAGAACAAGGTTGGTCTGATTGAAGCCTATAGTGATCGTAGTAAGCAGGGCTTCAATTGGAACAACATGATGCTACAGCGTTGGGTTGATCATGACGGAGTTGAGCATCGTGTTAAGGATGATTATGAACGCAACCGCATTCTTATCGATCTTTCAGCACAACCTGATGATATCAAGTCTAAAGTTGATGAACGCATTAAGGATGAGGTACGGACTGTAACGACTCCGCAAGTTGGTGTTCACTTTATGAGGTTCTGTGGCAAGTATGAACTTAACAAAATTAGTGATCAGGCTGAGGCTTATGCTAAGTGGCTTAATGCTCCGTATAAGGGGAAACTCAGTGGACTACCTGCTTAAAAATCAATTATAAAATGTTTATTGCAATTGATAATTTTTATGATGACCCATATGAGGTTAGAAATTTTGCATTAAACTGCGAATATCAAGATCCACAAACATCCGCTATATACAAATTTGGTAATGCTCCTTGGCCTGGTAAGATGAGCAAAGTATCTTACCAACCAACAAAATTAGATGTTAGAATTAGTAAATTGCTGAACAAGGTTGTAGTACAGCATAAAGGTGATGATAGCGGTAGATTTAGAATCAGCAAGCAAGGTGAAAGTTTTAGAAATATAGTACATGCTGATATTGTATTTCGTGATCCGTGCATGTACGCTGGAGTATTGTATTTGAATACTCCGGATCAATGTAATGAAGTTCCGGGAACTATTCTTTATCAGCACAAGCCATCTGGTCAACGAATTCTAACTTCTAAGGAAGAACTTAAAAGAATCATTAGTTCAGGTGAAGATAGAGACTTGACATATTGGAAACCAGAACTCATATCATACATCACTTGGAATAGATTGATCATATACCCCGCTCATTATTTTCATGGTGTAGGTCCATTGTTTGGAACAAATGATAATGATGCTAGACTAGTTCAACTCTTTTTTTGGGAGTCTGTCAATTGACCTTTACTATTGCTACATCACGAATCCGCACAGTAAAATCTACTGATTCTGATTTTATGTTGCAGGACGGGTATTGTGTTGCCCCACGTGCAGGATTTGAGGTTGACAATCATTGCCCAAGGGAGTATAAACTAATCATCGCACAATGTATTGATGCGGGGTGGCTACGTCCGATAGCCAATGTAAAAGACCATGAAAAGTTTTGGGAGGAGTTTGAGAAATGAGTTACAAGGAATATAAAGTGACGCTAAGTGGGCTTAAGGCTCGACACGTAAACATCCTAGACAAGATGTGGTCTCTTGACAGTTCTGAGGCATGGGATGATTGGTTTGATTCTTTAGATCCTGACACTGCACATGACGCACTTGTTTTGCGTGAAATGATTCTCCTTGAAATTCATGACCATGAAGCAGAAAAAGATTTGAGTTTGGCTAATCACTTACTAACTAAAATTTTGAAATGAAGAAGATTTTCTACGAAAAAGTTGGTCGGCGCTACAAGCCTGTCTATGAGTATGACCAAACACTCATGGATGCCATGCCTAAAGGTGCGCACTTGATTATGTGCTATCCAGGTGGCAAAAGCACACGCTACAACATCAACATTGACTATGCTCCATTGATTGCGGCTGGTCGTGTTGCTGAGGAAGCAATGTTGAGTGCTATGCATAAGCGTAGTGAAGGTAAACCTTCTAAAGTTCCACTGACTGAGAAACAGCGCAAGGCATGGAAAGAGTTGAAGGAAGCATTCGGTGATGATATGTTTTATATTACATATCCTAGCCCAATGGACATTGTACAAGAAGGTCTTAAGGCTATGCAGGACGAAGCCACTAAACTGATGACCAATCCTAGCGTTAAGAAAGCCTATGAGCATTTCTTACTTGTGTGTGAGTTGACTAAGGAAGAACAGAATGAACGAGCATAGTAAGTTGCTTTGCAAACGATGCAAACATTCTTTTGTTCCACTTGAACAACGAGTGTTATCTATATTCTCATTGTTTCAAATGAGTAGGTTTTCTTACAGGTGTAAGAAAGCATTTAAAGAAGATGAAAGCGAATTTAATCCCGTTACCGGTCCAGTGAAAGTTGACCGTCACTATGAAACTTGCGCATCAGCACGTATGCTTTCTGGTGTATGTGGCAAGGAAGGTAAACTGTGGGAACCTAAGCATAAGAAAGACCTATTTCTTGTGCTAACAGAAAAGTGAGGAAATTATGACAGAACTTATCGCAAAACAAATCGTCAAGGATCAATTTTGGGTTGTCACTGACGGTGAGAAAAAGGTAGGAAATATTACTGCAAACAATTCAGGTTACGGTCTGCAATTGAATGGCACATTACTACAGTTTAAGAATACCGCAGATATTAAAAAGAGTACCAAGATTAGATTTGAGCCAATCAAGTCTAATAACACTAAGGCTGCTATGCCTTATCCTGACTTTCCTACTACCGCTAGGACACATAACTCTATGTTTGATGTAAAGCGTGGGTTGCATTTATACACTAAAACTAAGAAGAGCAAATGCTATCATGCGGCTGGATGGTTTGTGATGGAGCAAAACGGGGTAAAACAGACAGTATTTTGCCCCAAATATATCTTTATTCAGCGTTACCCCTACCAAGGTCCCTTTAAAACTGAAAACGAAGCAAATATACTGATAAATACATAAGATGATTCATATTAGAAAGTTTATGGATAAAATGGCAGTAATGGAAGCAAAACAGTCTAAAGACGTAGTTTTGCCCATCATTGATGCTAGAGGTCTACGTGATGATATTGCTAAACTGTTGTCTGACCTTTATGAACTTACTAATGCAAAACTTGAAGAAAAAGATAATAGTGTTATAGAGGTGCAGATTAAAGGCGGCGGTTTCAAATGAGTAGGACACAACCAAAAGTATTGTTAGAATACGTAGATAAAAATACGTATAAGACTGATCAGATTGTAGAGGCATCTGGCATTTGGGCCGTGTTCTATGATGACCAACCTATTAACCTAAAATCATCACACTATCTTACAAACGATTCTGCTCCGAAGTATAAAAAGACCAGTTTTAGTAATCCTGGACACGCTAGAAATTTGTGCAGAAAATTAAATGCACAGTTTAAAACTGACAAGTTTACTGTTGTCTTTATGAATTCGGGGAGAACAGTCTATCCCGATGACGTATCCAAAGACTAAAAAAGAAATAACTGAATTAGTCTTAAAAGAATTGCCACATTCTCACTGGCAAGAAATTCCCTTAGATCAAGTAGTTTATCGCTGGTGGATGACCGGCAGGGCTGGCTATGGCTTGCGTTTAAATGACGAGGGCGCCGGCGCCTTTAAGGAGGCAAATATAGCACACTATGAATTTCCTTTAGGGTCAGTCAAGGGTCAAGACATTAAAAAACCTGAACACTATATTCAGGAGTTATCTAAAAAGATTCAATGTCCATACTACATTGGTGTGAACAAAGAGAAAAAAGAACCACCTTATATTAGAATTTACGACCATAAGATTGCTACAATGTTAACATTGTATGGCACTTTACGTGAATACTTAGATTCATTTGATGAGAGGATATCATGACCGAAGAAAAGAAACCAAATAAACTCGCAGAAATTTTGGCAGCAAAGAAAGCAAAGCAAAATCAGTTTAATAACTTTGCTCCTGGCAAGGGCGGCAAAGCACCCAAACCTTGCAAGGGTTTTGGTGGGCCTAGTATGGTTAGACGTTCTGGGCGAGGAGGTTAAAATAGTTGTCAACGATTAGTGTTCGACAAGCGTTATATTAGTACACAGTAATAGTTCTGTGTATTTTATAAAGGAAACTTAAATGAAACTTATCGCAACATTAATCGCTGGTCTTTTCGCCGTAACCGCTTTCGCCGCAGAGCCTGCTAAGAAAGAGGAAAAGAAGGCTGAAGCCAAACCTGCTAGTGCCGCACCTGCTGCTCCAGCAACTACACC